CGTCATTCAGTTCCTCTCTAAAAATCATCATCAGCGTGTCCCACGAAACTGTCGCGGTGTTGTGTTGTTCGTGAGGGTAATCCCCTAGCAGTGACAGCGGCACCATGCACTGAATGGGGAGTCGGTCAAACTTCCACACAAGGATCGGAGTCAGGCTCATGTGCTGCCCCGCAGCCCACGCTTGACCCCACCAAGCCTTCGCTGGGAATGGCAGAAAGGCGTAGCGTTTGCATTCGATGACGAATGGTTCCAGCACAACGTCCCCCAAGTTCCCTTCACGGTACTGGTCAAGCACTCGCTTGCAGTTGATGCCCAAATCGTCTTTGAGCATATTGACTACTGCCCTTTCAAAATTGAGCCCCTTATTTCTTGCAGCTTTGCTCACGGATAATCCTTACGAGGGTCATCGTCGATGGAAAACCGCGTATACCAAATGGACTTCATCAGATCTTCTTCAGCGTCAACTTTCTTACCCGCTCTCCATAGATATTTGAAGGCGTTTAACTTGGCGTAAACCTTTACTGCTTCATCACCAAATGCGCTCACCATGGCGTCTATGCACTCGATCTTTCCCGAATAGTGAGGTGGTGAATTAACCATGTCTTTGTCGTCACTCATTCGCTTACTCCTTTTCTTGATATTCAACGCGGATTTGAAAGTCATAGCCTTTGGGGGTTATTCCTTTGTCGCGCAATTTTTTTGTGATCAGTTCAGCCAACAGATTGAATTCACCCTTAGTGAAATCAGTTGGCTCCCCGAGCACTACTAGCCTTGGGTTTGGCATTTCTTTGTCTCCAAAAAGTGGGTGGTCGTTCTCAGCGTCATCGATTAAGTCGTTCATAAACTCCCTGGTGTAAGTTGTCTTCACTTCCATATCTCTGCTCAAATCTAAACTTGTGTGGATGTCTGCTGGTATATGTAGAATTGTCAGATCCTTCACGGTGGTGCTTATAACAAAGCGGGATCGAGTAGAGATGAGCGTTTGGTTTTGTTTTGCCGTCGATGTGATGTATCTCCGCTGGAGTGAAGATGTCCCACTCGGTCAGGCAAATAATGCAACCAAGCTCAGCGATCGCATTCATCCAAGCTTTTTCTTCTGAGGTAGGCGTTCTACCCTTCACTCAACGATGTCCATTTTTTCTGGCGAATATCCAACCGCCAACTCAAAAATATCTGTGAGTGGGTTTTGGATTATCTCGACTAGATTGTCGTGAACAAAACTGCTCAGTTCTGCGTCGAAGTCGTCCATGTCCGAGGCGTCGTCATCGTGCAGTTGCACTGCAATTCGTATGTAAAATTTTTGGCTCTCGTTCATGCTCGGTATATCTCCTGTTCCTTTCGCAGTGTTGCCATCTTCGTGCGCCACTGGTCGAACTCCATGCGACAAGCCAGCACTTCGGTTCGGGCGGCAGCTAACTCACCTTTGGCAACTCCAACCCGCAGTCTTGCGTCGAAGACGTCTTGCTGTTCGTCTGCGAAATTTTCTTGGGCTGCATTGCTTTTGTGTCCCTGCATGGAGGCTGTGACTTTTGACTTTGCGACAACCATCTTGACGTCTGCTTCCGCAGTTGCGACGCTCTCTTCCGCTTTGGCATTTCTTTCTCCAGCCCCCCTCAATTTATGTGCGTAATTTTCTTCAGCGTGAATCATTTCTCATCTCCAGATAGTCACGGGCTTTCAGTGTCGCGGACGACTCATAACGGAAAGTTTTCGGGTTGAAATAAAAGCCCATCTTTCCTTCCCAATCGCCGTGCCGATTTTTGTGGCAGATCAGATAGCTATCAGCCATGTCCACAATTTTTTGATTAGCTTCATCAAACCCTCTCTCAACTAAATCGAGGTGCTCTTCTTTGCGTTTGTTTCTGAAAACAGTGAACACCTGGTCAGCTAGATCCGAGATGCCTGACGATCCTTTAATGTCAAACTTGCCACCCATCTGGTATTCATCTGGACCTTTCTTCGCGTGAGTGATTAGAAAGATAGTGACGTCTCTTTCCAGCTTGAATTCGACAAGCTTTGCGATGAAGGCTTGCTGCCCATTCAGGTTTTCTTCAAAGTTTCCGCAAAGCTGGAGGCTGTCGATCAGGAAGGTAGTGCAACCGTACCGGCGCCAAGCGTAGTCAAGACTGTCGAGAAGGATCTCTTCCTTAGTTTTGCCTCGCGCAGCGATGTCGACGTAGAGGTACATCCACTCAGAGATCCAGTCGAAATTCTTTTGGACCCATTCG